CTCTTTGTCAAGAAGTTCCCGAGGATTTTATCCTGGATACCCTCATTGAACATCGAGACCAACTGAGTTCTCCCCATAGGGGATTATCTCAAGACACGCTCTCTCGTCTGAGAGAGAAGGGTCGAAATTTTGGAAAACATGTTGCTAAATATTATTCAGCAAATCATGGTTTCTTTCCGACCAACAAGGCTTCTTTTGCCTTCCCTCGCGGATGCGGAGGAGTCAAAGGAGACCTTGTGTTCCATAAACGGTTACAAGACCTTCCTTCCAAGGAAGATCCAGATGATCGTATGGAACCGCTCGTCGTTGGTTTATTTGGACAACCTGGAATGGGGAAGAGTACGCAAATCAATTTAATTGTTAGCGAACTTTCCTCCCTATTTCCAGGTGTTGAGAGACAACACCTTACTTACCAAAGAACGTGCCATGTTGAACATTGGGACGGCTATCGTGGACAACCCATAGTCATTTTTGATGACTTGGGTCAGTCCATGGACGGACATGATATCAAAGAGTTTCAAACTTTGGTCTCTTGTTGTCCGTATGTTGTTCCAATGGCCTCTTTAGAAGAGAAGGGACAGAAATTCTGTTCCCCTATCATTATTTGTACCTCCAACTTATTGTATGGTATGAATCTAAAGAATGTATATGGCATGTCGAATCCCATTATCGATGATGCCTCCTTTTGGAGGCGGTTTCACGTACCCTTACTGGTAGAACATCAGGAGACTTATTGTCTCCGCGATCCTCCTAGTTGGGTCCGAGAAGAGAACCTTATTTTCTTGAAAAACAAATTGAGGACTGGGGCAAACCCATTCCCCGATAAGTTTAATCATGAAAGGTTCTTTCAACGATCTCGGGATTTCGACAAGAACGGTATCCAAGAAAAATGGATACCGTTCTCGAACTTTGGTTCCTTCCGTTCCCTTTTTAGGGAACGGAGGGATTACCACGAGAACTTTCGCCAGAACTGGATCCAAACAGTTGTGGACAAGTGTCAAGACACTGCCGTCCTAGATCCTTTACTCAGAGAATTAGAAGAATACGGTTTCACCGAATCTTTTGACTTCAAGAGCGGATCAGGAACGACAAAGTGTCTGAACTTCCCCGCGTTCCCACCGGAAGGGCCTCTACCTGTTAGGGTTGAGCCAATTCCAGAACCCTTAAAGGTTCGGGTGATAACAGCGGGAAGGGGCGACACATTTTGTCTGAAGCCTCTCCAGCGAGCCATGTGGCTCGCTCTCGGGGACTTCCCACAATTTTGTCTCACCCACGGTACCAATAGATTGGAAAGTGCGATTTCTCGTATTTTCGAATCCTCAGACCGTGGGGATGTTTGGATCTCGGGTGACTACTCCGCAGCAACTGATTCATTCTCAATAGAGGGCTCCAAAGCTCTCTTAGAAGGAATCCTGGAATCAATAGATCATGAACCAACGAAACGTTGGGCCATGAAAGAGATCTCCCCTCATTTACTTGTTTATCCAAAGAAGACTGGACTTAGTCCTGTCCTTCAGAAATCAGGTCAATTGATGGGATCTCTTCTATCCTTTCCTTTGCTGTGCCTACTAAACGAT